CGCGGCTTTGATTACCTGGCCAAAGTCATCACAGGCGTCACGTTCAAAGACGGAATTGAAATCACCCAACCAGACCAGATCGCCGCATGACCCAAAACCCTCAAACACCAGATTTGACAATAACTCTTGTGCCGAGGCAAAAAGGCCAGAATGGTTTTCGGGTCGCTTAGTTGTCAATAATCGGATGCCATTGCGAGGCAGATGATCTGGCAATGGCTTGCGCTTCGGTTTGCCCTTGGGCGCGTCGGTCGTGGGGTCGGTGACATCTCCATCAACAGGGGCCTCAACCGCCCGGGCGATCTCTTCGTCTTCGAGGGTTAACTCAAGCTGATCAAGGGCTTCGGATCGCGTTCCGAACCGGTGGCGTCGCAAGCAAGCCAATTCGTGCTTGAGCTTCTCGATCCGGTAATCGCGCTATTTGATCTCTGTCTCGAAGATCGACAACTTCTCGTTCTGCAAGACGATCATCGCCTGCAATACGGCGACGTCATCGGGCAAATCTGTAGGGGCTTCGCGCATGAGGAGTTATAGCAGATTCAGATACTTGACGTAATTGTAAACCCGCAAACCTATGCTGTTTTTGCAGGCTAGTGCCGACTATCCGGCGGTCAACGGACGCCATATCCTTTCTGGCGCGCGCCAGTCGATCCCCTCCAGCAACATCGACAGTTTCACGGGCGACAGCATCACCTTTCCGGTCGCCGCCGAGGGCCAGACAAACCGGCCCTTCTCCAGGCGTTTGGAAAACAGACACGCGCCTTGTCCGTCCCATCCCACTGCCCGGCAGGGCATGCTTGCATGCCTGAGAGGGAGATGACTTTGACCAGATCACCGCGACGTCCGCGAAAAACGAACAGGTGCCCCGAGAATGGATCGCGCTTCTGCACACCCTGAGCCAGAGCCGAGAGACCGTTGAACCCCTTTCGCATGTCAGTGACGCCCGCAGCCAGCCACACCTTCGTCGATGCTGGGACGGGGATCATGAGGAGAGGCCCCGGATCAACCGCGCCAAAGCATCGCCATCGTATGGTCCGTTGATCCGGAGCCGATGACCGCAGGCCAGATCAATCTCCAGCGTGCCGGGTTCAGTGCGGTCACCCTGAACAGTCATGCCCCGTGCTTCAGTTATTTCTACAGGGAGAAAAGCAATCTCGGCTTCTGGTGGTTCCGCATCCGCGAAACGCGGCTCCTTCAGCCAGTTGAACACCTGGTTCGCATTCACATCGTACCGACGCGCAACCTGCGACACCGACACACCGCGCACCCGCGTCTGTGCACAGATCATTCGCTTCTCGTCATCACTCCACTTCCGCCTATGCCGCCTCGCCAACAACCCGCTCCGATAATGTCCATCTAATCGCTAATGGACATTATCTCTCACGACCGTTCAAAGCAGGGCGGGTTCACCACGCGCTTACGCTTCATGCACTATGATCTGGGATATATCGATTTGGAGCAAAAAGCATTGTAAACTATCGACAACCTGTTCGGCAGGAAAGTGTCACCCATGTCTTGGGTACAAACTGTTACCTATGTCTCCGGGTTGGACACTGTACACAATGTAAAAAATGGTGACCCCGGTAGGATTCGAACCTACGACCTGCGGATTAGAAGTCCCTATCAAGTCGCTGTAATCGTTTATTTATTTTCCACTGTGTCGCGTCCATGTCGCGTCAATTAAACAGCACCGCTTCAGCAGCGGCCATTTCTTCAGTGTTATCGTTGCGCGGAAACAGGTGTCCATAGACGTCCAATGTCATGGTGATGGATGAATGCCCCATTCGCTCTTGAACGGTCTTTGGCAGAAGGCCTAAGCCGCCATCCTCTTTCCGATTGATGCACCAGGATGCATAGAAATGGCGCAGAGAATGCAATCCTGAATACTTGGCGTTTCCGTCTCGGTCTATCACCCCTGCCCGCTCCACAAATGGAATCAGACCACGGCTGCGGAGATTTGAGTGGCTTTCCACATTGCCCGAGCCAGTTGGAAACACAAGATCAAGGTCGCCTGCAGGGCACAGTTCTTTCCATTGTTTCAATTCAGTCGCAACCATGGGTGTGATTGGTATAGTCCGCTCACCGGCAACGGACTTGGGTGGACCGATCCGGTTAAACCTGTCCGCACGCTGATAAACCCTGATTTCATTTCTATCCAGATCGACACCAGCCCATGACAAGCCGCGCAGTTCAGATGCCCGCATACCTGTCAGGACCGCCGTTAGAATTATTGGCCGCCAATGGCCTTCAAGCACTGACAGGATCGCTTTGACCTCTTCCGGTGTGGGAATATCAATCCCGACCTTCAGACGGCCTTTCTGGCGCTTCTCTGTCTTGTCTATGCTCTTACGGCGTCCGCGCATGTCTCTGACCACGTTACGGCCAACCAAGCCCCTTTCCTGCGCATCTGCGATCAGTGAACCCAGCGACACTAGAACCTTGCGCACCATCGCCATGGATCTATCAGCTGCGCGCAGATCGTCTGAAAACTTACGGACAAGCGGCACTGTCAGTTTTGATAGCAGCGCATCACCGATAAACGGATTGATATGCAGTCTTGTGTGTTGCTGATATTGGTTGACGGTGCTTTGTTCCAGTCCAGCAGCTTCCGAAGCATCAATCCACAGCATACCGGCCTGCGCAACCGTGACGCTACCCCTATCCGCGACATGCCTTCCGGATGCAACTTCCACATGACTGGTGGCGGCAAACGAATCAGCGTCTTTCTTGAGGCGGAATGTCTTCAGTCGTCGCTTACCGCCCGTATCGCGATAATCAACAGCCCATGCGGCCTTGGCCTCGCCGCTAGATGTGGTCCATGTGCGCTTGCGGACTGACATCGTTAGAAAGGTGGCTCGTCGTCCATATCCACTGCAAAGCTACTTCCAGTGACCCGCATTTTTGACTTGGGCTCATATTCCATGTAGCGCCCATGTTCGTCTTGGGCGGTTACTTCTCCTGATTTATTGATCTCCACATTTTCATCAGTAGACAAGCTGAATTCAACGGAATTGGTCTTAAAAGCTACCTTCGACACAAGCGGGTGTCCGATCAAAACATCTTTTGCTATGTCAGTCAGAACGCGGGTTTCTGTCAACCGTTCCTTGAACCGTTTGGCGATTGAACGCCAATCGTCTCGGCGCATAAGAGCCTCATCTAACAGTCGCCGAGCGGCCTCTACTTCCGAGGCTATACCCATCTCATTTTGATATTCAACGATGCGTTCGACCAGATCATGTGGGAGCACGTAGACACGCCTTTGTCCCTTCTCTTTATCATTAGACATGCCAAAACCTCAAATTTAGTGGCACCAATTGGCACAAAACTCTTTACAATGCAATTGACAGGCGTATGTTAACGTTAATGACAACGCAAACGCACATGAACAAAGGTGGAACTTTTATGAACAAAAATCCAGAAAATTTAGAGCTGCTTTGGGGGGTGGAAACGATTTCCGCGTTCATTGGCAGGAACCAGCGCCAAACCTTCTACATGCTCTCGACCGGTGAACTGCCAGCCAAAAAAGTCGGCGGCCGTTGGGTCGCAGATCGCAAGACGCTGGAACAGTTCTTCAGCGAGGTCACAGCATGAACGCGCAAACAAAAATGGCCCGGTCGGGATTGCACTCCCGCCGAGCCGTAATCCTACCAAGCCCGCAAAGGAATGATTTGGACATGGGAACCAATAGCACACAGACCTTGAATAATGCAATGATCGGGATCGCCCTTGAGGGTAACCGTCTGCCCTCAATTCCAGCACTCGTTAACCGATATGCAGAGATTTACGACCAGATCAACGCAATGCCTGGGACAGCAGAAGAAAGCCCGCAAGAGCAAGCGCTTTGGAACGAATCCTATCGCATTGACGAGCAACTGGCAGCAATGCCAGCGCTCACGCTCCAAGACCTGAAAGCCAAGATTCAATGGCTGAAAATGCCAACCAATTTCAATGAAGGGTGCTTCGAGGAGCCAAGCGCGAACGGCAAGGTTCTGCTTAGTCTATTCAACGATATAGAGCGTACTGCCTATACCCAAAATCAGACCATCACTGCAGAACAAGACTTCCATCTGAGGGAGGTAATTTCATCCGTAGTGAATGCCCTGTTGACGGTTATGGATATCATGGACGGAGACAGCTGTTCCGAGCCGAGTGGTGATGAATACGATCACAACCGTTCAGAAGACGAATGGACCTCTTGATGCTGGAACAGTTCAAGGAACACAATTTCCAACAAAACAGCCTTGACCGCATTGCGCAGGCAAACGCGATTATTGCGGAATATGAAGGCTATCGACTCACGCTGAATTTGCGTCAACTGTACTATCAATTTGTCAGCCGGGCCTATCTGGACAACATCGAGCGCAGCTACAAGGCGCTCGGTAATCTCATTTCCAAAGGCCGAGAGGCTGGCTTGATTTCATGGCAGGCAATTGAGGATCGCGGACGCACAGCATTGCGTGTCAGTGGTGAGAGTGATCCGCGTAGTGTTCTCTATGGGCTTGAGCGCAAGATCATCATTGATCCATGGTTGGATCAAGAAATCTATCCCGAAGTCTGGATTGAAAAAGACGCTCTGACCGGCACAATCGAGAGCGTATGCAAAGAGTATCGCGCTACCTATTTGGCCTGCAAAGGCTATCTGTCAGCGTCTGAAAGCTGGCGTGGCGGGCAACGGTTCCGCCAAGCATGTGAAGCGGGCAAGCGTCCGGTGATTATTCACTTGGGTGACCACGATCCATCCGGGCTCGATATGACCCGCGACAATCAAACCCGGTGCTCTTTGTTCTCAGGACATGACGTTGAAATCAGGCGCATTGCCTTGAATATGGATCAAATTGAAAGCTACCGGCCACCACCTAATCCAGCCAAGGAAACCGACACACGCGCCCATGAATACAGGCGCTTGTATGGCGATAGTTCATGGGAACTGGACGCCCTGGAACCGCGTGTGATTTCCGATCTGGTGCGCAAGGAGTTGCAATCCTGCATTACCGATCAGGCGGCATGGGATGCGGTCAAGGATCGTGAAGACGAAGCCAAAACCCATTTGAAAGAACTTTATTGGAAATGGCCTGAAGTGGTCGATCTTCTGGAAGGTGGTGCTGAATGAGTGCAGCAGAAGAAAAAGACGCCAAATCATTCACCAGCCAGAAGCTAGAGCTGCAGCAATTAATCACAGGTGATAAGCAGGTTTCAGACCTGGGCGTCCGTGTGGCTCTAGTGCTTCTGAAGCACGTCAACAAGGACACGCTCGCCTGTTATCCATCGCAAAGGACGATTGCCGATCAAATGGGCGAGTTGCACGAGAGTGGAATTAGACGGGCTCGAAGGGGTATCCAAAATCTTAAAAAAACTGGTTGGTTGAGTGTCAAACGTGGAAACCGGCAGAAATCAAACTCATACATTTTTCTCACAAAGCGGTCGAATTTGATCAGGGACAACTTGATGATGATCCGTGATAAGCGAGTTTCTGACAGGGCAGATTTGGTACGTCAGAAAATCTCGACAGACCAAATTCGTCACCTCTCGACAGACCAAATTCGTCACCTCCCGACAGACCAAATTTGGGCCCCTAACACCTTAGATGACAAACACCTTACAGATGAACACCTAAGTAACAGAGCGGGCTCAGAATATGGCTCTGTAGATGACAGCACAAAAAAAGACACAGACACGGCATTGGAATACAGGAGGCAGTCAGGTGGATATTGATCAAGGCAAATCAAAAAAAAGCACATTGAGGAGTTCAGCGCTGAGGGCAAAACTGCCGCCTTCTTCCCTGCCCAGTATTCCCTTTTTAAAAAAACAGAGCCGCAGCGAAGCGAGGAACTTGCCGCAAGCGAAGCGCGGGTCTTTCTGCAGTCAAACACAACAAAAGAGGGGTCCGAAAATGGATTTTGGCGTTTTTCATGATGCACGATGACCTTCCACTTTTCAGGGCCATGAGCAAGCAGCCAGATACTGCAGTCGTGTTGGCGTTTCCGCTGAATCGTCGTGTTGGAAAGATTCGCCGAGTCGCTGAAGTCCTTTCCCGCAAACAGGGCAAAGATGCATCAAGTTATTGGAATCGTCAGTGCGATTGGCACAGGGCGGATTTGAGCAAGACCATTTTGACCGATGATGAAATCGAAAATGAGGTCGATCATTTCTTCGATGCTGTTCAGCAAGAGCTGGCTACAATTCTCTATCATGCCCAAAAAACAAACAACGATAAGAGCAATTTTTGATGAATGAACCGACAAAAAGAACTTTCAATCCGCCTGCAACACTCAGGCATGAGATTATCTGGGGCAGAGAGGAGATTGCGTACTTCCTGAACTGCACTGTTGAACGCTTCGATAGAATCGTAAAAACCGATGCACCAATTCGCAAGCGTGCTGGCAAATGGGTCTCGACCAAAACGGAATTGACCCGCTGGATCACAAGTGCGGATTATTCTGATTCAGAAAAAAACCACTAAACCACAGAAAACACTATATAATTCCAGATTTGATCCACTTTTGTTCCTGCTCATTTCGTGTATATTGGCTCCATGAAATTATGGAACCGTATATTCGGTCTTCAAGAGACCCGCTCACTCGCTAATCCGCAGCAATGGCTGATGGATTTGTTCGGGGCATCACCGTCAAAGGCCGGTGTTTCGGTCAATGCTCGGACAGCGATGCAATGCACGGCTTCCAGAGCGGCCATTCAGGCTATTGCGGAACCATTGGGGCAGCTTCCCCTGCACGTGTACGTGCGAGGCGAAGACGGCTCCAAGAGCCGCGACAAAGACCACCCGGTTTACGGGTTGCTGCACGATCAGGCCAACGCCTTCACAACAGCCAGCGAGCTGAGAGAGCAGATCACCAGAGACGCGTTATTGCACGGCAACGGCTTTGCATTCGTCAATCGGGTTGATGATGTTCCACGAGAGCTTATTCGACTGTCACCAGAACAGGTCACGATTGAAACCAACGATCTGACCGGTGAACCGTCATATGTTCACCAGCAAACAACCTCGAAGCACATCTACCCATTTCAGGACGTGATCCACATCAAAGCGCCCTCACTCGATGGTGTCAGCGGTGAATCCCCGGTGCAGCAATGCAAAGACGCAATCGGATTGGCTCTGGTTCTGGAACAGCATGGCGCTTCATTGTTCAAAAACGGAGCAAAGCCAGGCGGAGTGATTTCTGTTCCGGGCAATGTTTCGCCTGAAGTCATCACCCGAATGCGCGCTGGATGGAAAGCCGCTCAGGAAGGCAGCGACAATGCCGGGCGGACTGCATTCATTTATGACGGTGCAAGCTTTACCCAGATGGCTCTGTCCAGCGTTGATGCGCAATATCTGGAACTGCGCAGATTTGCTGTTGAAGAAATCGGCCGCATTTTCCGGGTTCCGCCTCACATGCTTTACGAACTTGGCCGCGCAACTTGGGGCAATGCTTCCGAGATGGGCATGACCTTTGTTCGCTTCAGTCTGATGCGCTGGATCAAGCAATGGGAAGGCGAGTGCCGACTCAAGCTGTTCTCAGAAGACGAACAAGCCACACACAGCGCCGAGTATCTTTTGGACGATTTCATGCGCTCTGACCTGTCCAGCCGATCAGAAGCCTACGGCAAGCTGATTTCATCCCGGATCATGAGCCCGAACGAAATCCGCGCCCGCGAAAACCTGCCGCCCTACGCGGGGGGTGACGTCTTTCAAAATCCAAACACAACACCGTCAAAGGAATCTGCTTGATGGATCTTTCAAAACTTCATCGCAATGTCAAATTGCAAACCAAGGGCATTTGGCACGACATCTTGAATCCGGCCACGGCATTGCCAACAGGAATTCGCGTCAAAATCATCGGACCCGATAGCCCGGCACAGAAACAGTTGCGGTTTGATCTTGAGGATTGGCTTAATCCAAGATCAGAGCGCTATTCGAGCCGCAACCAGCCGCGAAACGCCAAGGAAAAAGACGAGAAAATTGTCGAGTTTCTGGCAGATACAATTATTGACTGGGAAGTGTTTGAAGACGGCAAGCCGGTGCCCATCACCAAAGAAGCCAAGATTCGCGTGATCAATGCGGCCACATGGTTGCGCGCCCAGATCGACACCTTGGCAAATTATACGCCTGCATGGAGCGATCCGGATATCGATGGCGATTTGGAACGGGAGGAAATCCTTGAAAAGGCTCGGTTGATCCAAGCCGAGATGGAACAATCCACCAACTCTGAAACTGAACAGGCTGAAGCAGATGCGCCAGCTTGATCTCTCAGTACGCTTCGAAGCGCCAACCGATACAGGCTTGATCCGAGGTCATGCCGCAGTATGGAACGAGCGAAACGGACACAATGAAGTTTTGGAGCGTGGCGCGTTTGCCCTTTCTCTAAGCAGCCACAAGAGCCGGAAAACGCGCCCGTTGATGCTTTGGGCTCACGATCAATCTGAACCAATTGGCGTCTGGGACAGCGTGACAGAAGATGAACGCGGGCTAGCGGTCTCTGGCAAGATTGTCACTGAAACCCGGCGCGGTCAAGAAGCACTCGCATTGCTGAAAGCTGGCGCTCTGGATGGCCTATCGATTGGATTTATCATCCAGAAGCAAAGCCGACAGAAAAACACACGAATTCTCAAACAGATCGATCTGAAGGAAATCAGCCTTGTGGCGCTTCCGAGTGCACCAGGGGCAAGGATTGAATTTGTACGAACCGAATTAGGCCGCATGAACGAGGGCGCGGCGGCCTTGGTACTCGCATGCCGCAAGGCTTCGCGCTCATTGAAAAAAGGACCACGGCCATGATTAATTTGGCACTCGAAACACGAAACGAACCAGACGACGATCTGGAACTGGATGAACTGGAAACAGTGACAACCGCAGTTGAAGAACTGCGTTCCAGTGTTGAAACTTTCCAGAAAGACAGCGACAAAAAACTGGATGACAGCCTGTCTGACATCAAAGCCACGGTGAAGAAGCTTGAGCTTCGGGTTAATCGCCCCGGTAGCAAAAAGGCTGATGATGATGATAACTCTGAAACCGCAATCGAGAAGCGGGCATTCGGTCGATATCTGCAACGCGGCGATGCTGCACTGTCAGATATCGAAACGCGAAACCTTACTACCGCAGCAAATGGCGGCGGCTATTTGGCACCAGAAGTCTTTGCCAATGAAATTATCAAGGGTTTGGTTGAATGGTCGCCCATCCGGCAGTATGCGCGGGTAATGACCATCACGGCAGGCGAAGTCCAAATGCCGAAGCGCACTGGCACAATGACAGCAGCATGGGTTGCTGAAACTGGAGCACGCGCATCCACAGAAGGCACCTATGGTCAGGAAAGCCTAACACCGCACGAGGCGGCTTGTTATGTCGATGTTTCAAATGCCCTTTTGGAAGATAATGCCTACAATCTCCAAGGTGAGATCTCTGCTGATGCGTCTGAAGAATTTGGCCGCTTAGAGGGTGCAGCATTCGTTGATGGCACCGGATCTGGTCAGCCAGAAGGCTTGTGGACAGCCACTGGCATTGGAGAGACCATAACAGGTTCTACAGCTTCTTTGGATAATGCGGATTGCATGATCGATCTGTTTTACGCCTTGCCATCGTTCTATGCACGCAATGGCGTTTGGCTCATGAACCGATCGACAATGGGCATAGTCCGCAAACTGAAAGACGGCGATGGCAGTTACATCTGGAAGGAAGGCCTTGCTGAAGGTCAGCCAGCCACATTGCTTGGCCGTCCAGTTGTAGAAGCACCCGACGCACCAGACATTGAGGCAGATTCTTATCCGATCATGTTTGGGGATTTGCGCCAAGGCTATCGCATCATTGACCGCATTCAACTTGCAGCGCTTCGCGATCCGTTCACACTCGCAACCACAGGCCAAACGCGGTTCCATTTCCGCCGTCGCACAGGTGCAAAGGTGTTGAAGACTGAAGCGCTCAAGAAGCTCAAAGTTTCAGCAACATAACGAGATAGAGCCAGGAAGTTTGGAGGAATGACCACCCTTAAGCAATGTCGGGTTCCTGGCTCTTATCCTTTCGGCCCGGCATTGCAGGTCACTGGAGCTCACGGGATGTGCGCTCCGCATGTTGGTGGATGCCAACAGTCAGCGAGTGGGTGCCCAACGGTTAACTCACTCGCTGACAACACAGGAGACACCCATGCCTTACAAAGCAGCCAACATATGTGGATGCGGCACAAGGATACCAAGCGGTCGGCGCTGCCCATGTGAGATCAAGCGCACCAAAGAGAACAACGCCCATTACGAGGCAACAAGGCCATCGGCCAGCAAAAGAGGATATGACCATGAATGGCGCAAGGCACGCACTGAGTACCTACAGCAGAATACACAATGCAGGATGTGCAGGCAGCCTGCGACCCTGGTTGACCATGTCCTGCCTCATAGAGGCAATAAACGCCTGTTCTGGAATAAAGCAAACTGGCAGCCCCTTTGCACTCATTGCCATGCATCACGCAAGCAATCCATCGAGCGGAGCAGCCAAGGTGGCTCAAGAGGCTCACAGGAAGCACACAGCCACGTCAGAAGCCATTGAGACTTTCAACCAGCATCAAACCCTATTCGGTCAGGCGCTCACGGCACAGCACCAGTTGCACAGTACAGCAGTTACCGCGGCAGCTTTGAACGCACCGGGGGGTGGTTCCAAACTTTTGGAGACTGCTTTGGGACCGGTGGGGGAGTGAAACGCAAAAAAGCACTGATTTAAGATTTTGAATGAGCAAAGAAAGGTAAAGGTATGGATTTGAAGACAATAACAACAGATGTACCTCTTGCCGCGACGGTTGCAGAGTTTGAAAGTCATCTGAATTTTGAAGATGGTCATCCAGACACCAATGCCTTTCTGGAAAGCTTCATTCGTGCCGCACAGCTTCGCGTTGAGCGTGATACGGGTCGGGCTCTTACCCATGCGGACTATCTTCTGACGCTGGACGGACTGCCAAACTTTATCGCCCTGCCCCGTGATCCAGTGGTGAGCGTGGCAAGCGTACAGTACCTCGATGCAGATTGGGTATGGCAGACGCTGGCAAGCGATCAGTATTTTATTTCCGGGCTTGGCAGTGATGTTGGCGTCGCGATTATACCATCTCAAAATGTGACATGGCCGACAGTCGGTTTTGCAAATGCCAGTGTCCGTATCACGTTCAATGCTGGCTATGGTGCAGACGCTGCAAGTGTTCCTGCCGACCTGAAAGGCGCTGTCCTGATGTTGGCAGCGCACCTTTACGAAAACCGGGAAGCCTCAATTATTGGAATGGCCGCCAATGAAATGCCAATGGGTGTTTCTGATACAATCTCTAACTACCGCACACGGTGGTTCTGATGATTGATGATGGCGGAATTGGCAATCTCAGCAAGCAGATGCGCTCGATCACCAAAGCGGTGCAGGAAATCGTCCAGCCTGCAATCAATAAATCCGCTGAAGAAATGGCAGCTACAATGCGCCAGCTTGCGGAATCGTCCAAGGATTCTGGCGATCTGATCGACAGTATTGCAGTCACGACGGCAGGCAATCGAACACCGGCGCATTCACAGCCAGGCGGATCATACACCGTGCCAGAAAATGCGGCGGTCATCACAGTAGGAAATCACAAGGTAAGATATCCGCATCTGGTGGAGTATGGGACAACTCTGGCACCTGCGCAGCCGTTCTTCTGGCCTGCCTATCGGTTGAACAAAAAACGAGCTCTTGCCCGCATCAAACGTGCCGTGAATAAGGCCGTCAAAGACAATTGGGGTAAGTGATGGACCCCGCACGCACCCTGCAGTTTGCGATCAGAGACAGGCTTGTAAACACAGCAGCAGTTATTGCGCTTGTGCCAGCGACTAGCGTTCTTGATCTGAGTTCCCGTCCCGAACTGTTTCCCTCAATAATCATGGGCGAAACTCAGACAATGCTTGGTCAGGATTTGCTGCAGCGTGACGTGTCGCGGGTTTTTTTGAACGTCCATATCTGGACCCGTGAAAAGGGTATGAATGAGCTTCACAGCATCATGAGTGCGATCAGGCGGGCTATGCGCACAAGTCGATATTTCGAAACCTACGATTCTGAAACAATGGATGATCCAGAAAACGCGATCTGTGATGCCTTTATCGAAGATTCTCGCACAATGCGTGATCCTGACGGCGAGACCGCGCACGGTGTAATCACAATCAATGCGCTTGTGCAGGAAACATGGGTGGCAAACCTATGAGAGCGGGCAAGCTGGACAAACAGGTTTTGATCAAACGGGAAGCAACCACGCTGGATGCTTTCGGTGCACCGTCTGGCACGTTGTCAACTCTGCACACTCTGCGCGCCCAGATCATCACTGCCAGCACAGACGAAGCAATCAAATCCTATGGTGAAAGCACAGAAGTCTTGACCGTGTTCCGGACGCGCTTCAGAAACGATATCCTGTTGTCTGATGTGGTCGAGTATGACGGCCGCCAGCACAATCTGATCGAGATCAAAGAGATAGGCCGTCGAAAGGGTCTGGAACTGCGCACCATCGCCCGTGGCGAGGTTTCATAATGAAGGGTGCAAAAGCTACAGTGAAGCCCCTCACTGACGCCCTGACGGCCTTGCCGCGTGTTCCAACCGGTCTGAACAGTTATCAAAAGGCTGAATGGAAAGTTGCTGCCACGGATCTGATGCATCGCAGGTTATTGGTTCCGTCGGTTTTGCCGTTGCTGCAAAACTATGTGATCGCGATTCGGCTAGTCCGGGACTGCCAGAAAGAGATTGAAAAATCTGGCATCGTAATTCGCGGCAACAACGGCATGATCAAAACAAACCCTGCATCAACCCAGATGACCAAATATCAGGATATCTGCGCTCGACTGGCTGCAGAATTGGGATTGTCACCCGCTGCGCGATCAAAGAAAGACTTCCAGAAAGGAGGCAAGCCTGATGATGGTGCGCCGCCCGGACTGGATATTTGACGATTCCAAAATTGATGATCCTTATGGACACGGTCAACGGGCAATCGAGTTTATCAAGGCTCTGAAGCACCCGAAAAGCACCGCGCCCGATAAGGCCTTTCAGCTTCCCATGTTTTGGGAGCGGATAATCAGGCGCGTTTATGGTCCAAGAGATGCCAAGGAAAACCGCATCATTCGTAATGTGTTTTGCCTGATGCCACGCGGCGGACGCAAAACCACCATCGGCGCGGCGCTCGCATTGCTGCACACATTTGGATATGAGCGTATTACTGGTGGACAGGCGCTTGTTGGCGCATCGGCTGAGGATCAGGCCGCAATTGCCTTTGATGAAGCACTTTCCATTGTCCAGGCAACGCCATGGCTGCAGCGTGCTGCCAAGGAAAAAGCGTCCACCTTTGAACTAGAGCATCCGAAATCAGGATCGGAGTTCCGGGCCATATCATCTGATGGTGGAGCGCAGCTTGGCAAGACGCCGAATTTCGTTTTGGCCGATGAGTTGATTGCGTGGAAAAACAGAGACTTGTGGAAGGCACTTCGCACAGGCCTTGTAAAGGTTCCCAACACGCTTCTGTTCACAATCACGCAAGCCGGACGCGGGCAAGAAAACCTTGCCTTCGATACGCTGTCCTATGCGCGCAAAGTGGCAAATGGCGATGTAATTGATCCAGGCTTTTTGCCGATACTGTTTGAAATGGACGCAAAGGCCGATTGGGAGGATGAAAAGCTATGGTATCAGGTCAATCCCGGACTGGCTGAAGGTTTTCCGGATATCGATGGGCTGCGACAGTTGGCGCGCGAAGCCAAGGAAAAGCCGTCTGACCGTGATGATTTTCGACAATTCAATCTGAATGTATGGCTGGACCACAGCGCAAGCCCATTTGTGGATATGGGGGTTTATGACGAAGGCAATGTGCCAGTCGATCTGGACTTTCTGGAAGGTGCGCCGTGTTGGCTTGCAGTAGATCTGTCAGCCACTACCGATCTGACAGCAGTGTTGGCGTGTTGGGGAAGCTCTGATGACGGTTTCGATATCTGGCCGTGGTATTTCTGCCCGGCCGACAATCTGCAAAGCAGAGCTGACAGAGACGGCGTGCCCTACCCGCAGTGGGCTGAAGAAGGTTTCATCATCCCGACAGCTGGGAACGTGATCGACTATCGAACCGTCGAAGCGCACATTCGGTACTTGTGCGAACGATTCAGCGTGCAGGAAATCGCCTTTGATCCTCACATGGCGCAACAGGTTATGGGTCCGCTGACAGACGCTGGCTACCCAACGGCATCAATGCGGCAGGGTTGGGTGACCATGGGTCCGGCTATAAAAGAGCTGGAACGCGCAATTGTTGGCCGCAAACTCAGGCATGGCGGGCATCCAATCTTGCGCTGGAACTTCGACAACGTTGCAGTTCAGATCGACAAGGCTGAAAATAAATCATTCCACAAAGGCAAATCCAAAGACCGGATCGACGGCGCGGTTGCTACTGCAATGGCTGTCGCCCGGTGCGCTGCCGATGACACGCCAAAAAGCTTTTATGGGTCTGACGATTGGTCAGATGACATGGCATACGTTTAGGAGACTGAGACAATGGCAGGCGATGAAAACGTTCTGGTAACAAAACTCGAAGCCCGGATTAAGGACTTCGAAAAGCAGATGATAAAGGCTGAAAAAACAGCCCAGAAAACCTACGCTCAAATGCGCAAAGGATCGACCACAGCCACCAAGCAGATGGCAAACGACATGGACCGGTCCACCCGTCGCATAAACCAGTCCCTTGCCACCACATCAAAGCGCGTAGGAGATTTCGGCAGAGCGTTTGGAGGATTGAAGGGTGCAGCCGTCGGTGCTGTGGCAGGCATATTATCGGTTCGGAAAGCGTTTCAGGGAGCACAAGCGGCGGCGGCTGATTTTGACAAGATCGCCAAGACTGCCCGCGATACAGGGCTAGACAGCGACTTCTTTCAAGCCCTGGGACTTGCAGCGAATGAATCATCAATCTCTCAGGAGAAACTGAACGCTGCACTTGTGGTGTTCACCAAAAACTCTGGCCTTGCAGCCAGCGGTCAAGGCACGCTCTACACTCAGCTCAAGAAGATGAACCCGGAACTGCTGAAGGCATTCCAAAGCACATCAAGCCAAGAGGAACGGCTGCGCATTCTTGCAGATGCTACAGCGAGGGCCAGCACGGCTACAGAACGGGCTGCACTGGCAACTACCGCATTCGGCAGGACCGGCGTTGAACTGACAAGGGTTTTGGTTGGTGGCTCTTCTGCATTTGATGACGTTGCGAAGCGCGCCCGTGAGTTGGGAATTGTGATCGATAAGGAACTTCTGAACAGCGCTGAAGAACTGGAAACAAAATTCGGTGTTGCATCACAAGTGCTGCGCATAAACATGCAGCAAGCCCTGATTGAACTTATGCCGTTGATGACAGAGACAGCGCGCCTTGCCGGTGCAATGGCCAAAAACATCAACGGCATTGTCCAGGCTACCAAATCGCTTGAAGACCGTAGAGGCTCGACGCTTCAGAAAGACCTGAAAAGACTTGAGGCCTTGGCGGAGTTCTACAAACAAGGGCCACGCTATGAACGGACGCTACAAGGCATAGACACCATCAAGGGTGAAATGCGCTCAAGGGCAGCAACACAATTGAATGAAAACATGTCCAGCGGTAGCGCGCTCGGTTCCGGCTTTAATCGGGATAGCTGGCTTGGCAATACGAACGCTGTGTTGGAGCAAGAAGTCATCATTCGCGACAAGATTACGACCTCTATCAACAATCAGGGATCCGCGCTCGATTTGCTGGCAGGATATACCGGAAACAGCCTTGACCAATTTGACCAGTTGACCGAGCAGCAAACTGTCCTGAACGATGTGGGCAGGGATGCTTTCAGCACACTGATAGGTGGATTGCGAGCTGGTGAGAGTTTTACGGTGTCCCTCAATAAGGCTCTGGACAGCGTTCTGGATAAATTGGCTCAGATAGCAGCCGATTCCCTGTTCAGCGGTGGCGGTATCAGCAGCTTCATCAGCAGTGTGTTGGGAAGTGGTGGCGGCTTTAGCACTGAATCTAACGCAGGGAGTGTGGCCGCCGGAGCATCTGGCGTGACTCTGGGCGCGCTCTACCATTCCGGCGGCGTGGTCGGGGCTTCTGGCGGTGCTTCACGCGCCGTCGCGTCTTCGGTCTTCAACGGTGCGCCACGATATCATGGCGGCGGTGTTGCGGGCCTTAAGCCAAACGAAGTCCCGGCAATTCTTGAACGCGGTGAGACAATCATTCCTAAGGGTGGATCGGCTAGCGGTTACTCAAGGCCGGTTGAGGTCCATGTGACAATGGGAATTTCCGCTGATAGTGCTGGCAATATGACGCCATACATCGAGCAAGTTTCGAGCGAACAGGCTGTAAAGGTGGTGCAACAAGCCGCGCCAGCAATCGTGAACGCATCGGTGAAACAATCAGTAGATGCCAGCGGTGCGGCATTGGGGAGCGGTAAACATGACAAGGCAATGGCGCGATTTGGTGCGAGACCAAAGGCAGTTCAGAGGTAATGTCGCCAATTGGCGACAACGGCGAAATTGCGCTGATTGAACTGTGTACATATGAACATGGTTGAACCGTGTCGATATCGACACAGTTGGCAGCCTGGTCGCTATCTCCGATAGTATTCCACAATTTTATGGAAAACCCATGAAGGTAAAATAGATGTGTCCAAAAGTGGACGCACCTAACCACCCCAAAGTTGGGGGCGCTGAATATGGAGGCTAAATCCGCCACGCGTGGCGCTTTTCAGTTGTCCTCATATGAGTACGACTGCGCGGCCTAGTCCTCTAGTAATCGGAGGACTGGAAATGCCAGCGCAAAATTACGCCAGGGTCAATATGGGAAAATCCCACAATGAAACGCCATATCGATACATCCAAATCTGGATACATCTATTTCACGACATATTCGCACATTGTGCTAATTCAGCGGTTCTCTTGTAGCTACCATTCCAGCCAGAATAGATTTGTTCATGCGCTCAATATCTTCAATATCAGCGCATGAAAATTGGAGCGCGTCTTGCGTTAAACCAGATATCTGATCTAGCAATTCTATCAAATCAGACTTTGATAGGTGCTCTTGGGACTCGCTGCCAACGACGCAAACCAGAGAAATCTGAAGCAATCGCTCGACCAATCCACTGTAGGGTACATCATCAATAAACTGTCCTTTGATTTCAAGATCACTCATTTTATCTCGCTGTAGTATGGAACTACGATATCTTGCACCGAAAGTTGCAGGCATATCAAGCCAGACCATAACCGCCACGCGTGGCGGATTTGCCTTTTCATGTCGCGTATATGTCGCATGGACCAGCCGAACTTGTGTGGAAACCGTTGGAACCCAATGGATACAGATTGCAACATGATGCAACACGGAAGCGCGGAACGGAAACCGCATCAAATTTATAAGTGATTGTTTTTATTGAGTTAAGTGGTGGTGACCCCGATAGGATTCGAACCTATGACCTGCGGATTAGAAGTCCGCTGCTCTATCCAGCTGAGCTACGGGGCCTTGATGGTGGAACGGCTAATGGGTCCACGATTGTTTGCGGTCAAACCTGAAGTTTTCCGAATAAGAGGTTGTCCGGATCTTGCGCTGTTTCTGATTGGCAAGCTGGTAGGCAATGCCATTGCGCTCAGCGTAGGCAACAGCCTCTTCCTGGCTGTCGAAGTTCAACCTGATCTGCTGCTTCATATCCGTTGAGGAGGTGTACCCCATCAATGGTTCGATTTTCCGTGGAGTTTCCCGCACATACTCAAGAACCCAGTTCCCGGTCTTGCCGCGTCCTGATTGCATGGGATTCTTGGTTGGCTGATAAATGCGTGCGACCATTTTGATCTCTTCGTTTGCAGCAGACTGTTGACCCCATAGATACAGCCAGCATCCATGATGTGGCAAGAACCGAATTGGGATTTTCCTGAACTCTACTCCAAACACTGTGCGCCCGTTCGAAAACAGTCAAAAAGTCGCGTGTTGAAGCGCTAAAAAAGCGACTTCAAGACGATCCAAATGGGATGAAAGATGGTCGGGGCAGAAAGATTCGAACTCTCGACCCCTGGTTCCCAAAACCAGTGCTCTACCAGGCTGAGCTATACCCCGTACCAATATCTGAAGCAGTTTCCTACGCCAGAGACACGCCTATTACACGGACTATCGGGCCACGACAAGGGCCGTTTTGGGGAAATCTCAAAAACTATGAATCGCCCAGCTATTTTTAAGGTTTTCAGAGAATGCCGACCGGTCAGTCAGTGCCAAGGTTCCTGGTGATCAGGGGGTGTTTTGCCGTGTCACCGGTTCGAATGCCTTTTGTCGATGCAACACCTGCATTGAGCTCCAAAACGTAGCGTACGGGCTGCCCTGATGAAATAATGGCGGGCGAAAACGGTGTGGTGCGCTCAGCCACCCGCACAATGGTTCCAGACCGATCAATAAAGACCATATCCAGTGACAGCGGAGTATTGCGCATCCACATGGTCACCATGCGGTCGGTGCCGAAATCAAACAACATGCCCTGGTTCTGCGCCATCTCATCCCGAAACATCAGGCCGACTTCACGCTCCGCCTGTTCATCCGCGATTTCGACAATGAAACGCTCTGTGCCCGATTGAGTCTCTATGGCCAAAAAGACAGGACTGGGAGCGATGATTTGCGGCTGTTGGGCGAACACATCTTGCTGAGTCGCGCAGATCAGCAATGTGAGTGCGAGACATGCCGAGCCAAGCATCTGGCGGAGTGCTGCACGACTGAAATTGATATTCATGAGATGATAGGCCTTTGATCGCGGCGATGGATGTGCGGCAACTTCACCCAAATGAGTCGTTGCAGGCAATCCTTGTCATGACAAACAGGCCAAATTTAGTGTGAGACAGCTAAAATTCAGTGTGAAACAGGTTGGCCAGGGCCTTCAGCCGGACGAACCTCGGCACACATCAGCCCCTTTGGACCTTTGCCATAGCGTACCAGCACCTGTTGGCCCGGGCGCAATTCGGTGAGGCCAAATTGACGCAAAGTCTCCATATGGATGAAAATATCGGGTGCGTCTTCGCTTTCGGTAACAAATCCGAAGCCCTTCGTCCGATTGAACCATTTGACGGTGACGAGTGTCATCTCGCTCTCAGGCTCAACCTGTGTGTGGGTGCGTGCCGGATCTGAAGTCGATGGCTGAGACGCTGTCGTATAATCCATAGACAGCACACGGAAGGCCTGCAGGCCCTTGCTCTGATGGGTGACTTCACAGACGACGCGTGCACCTTCCAGTGCGGTCAGAAAGCCATCACGACGCAACGTTGTTACATGAAGCAGGATGTCGTTGCTGCCATCGTCGGGAATGATGAAACCATATCCCTTGGACACGTCGAACCATTTGATGGCTCCGGCCACGACTTGAACATCAACAGGTATTTCGGGCACGGTTTGATTGTCCAAACCGGAGTGCCCGCTCGCCCTGGCGGAGGAAACCTTATCATTGGTCTGAGCAGAAACTGCATCGTCTGGCTGTTTTGCGCCCATTTACACTGCCCTCTTGACCAAGCCCCTATCTGGATATCAACCAATCCACGTCATCTGCCGCAGTAAAAGTTAATGCCAGACGCTGGTAACATGTCAGAATCACCAACTGCCTTGAACTATAGATGCCACGCGTATTTTTCTGATGCAACAACATCAAATATCGAGGCTCGACGTGACCCGATGCGCGGCAAATGATTCTATGATTATTAAACACTGTGACAGCCCTGTTCATCAAGCAACTTGCTGGTGGTGGATTCAGGGTCCAAACCGTTTCAGACCAAAAACCCGACGGCGGCTCAATCAATTCTTCCCTTTGATGACGCATTGCCTATGTTCTGGAGGAAGCGGTAAGCTGACGGAATAACCGGTAAATTGGAGGCGTAATCCTGCGTCTGCATAACATTGAGCGGGCAACATAACCGTCCCGTATCATGGAGATCTTTACATGAAATACCTTCATACAATGGTGCGTGTGACTGACGTGGACGCATCTCTCAAATTCTACTGCGAAGGCTTGGGACTGCAGGAAAACCGCCGTATCGAGAATGAAAAGGGACGCTTTACCCTGATTTTCTTGTCAGCTCCAGGCGATGAATCCGCACAGGTTGAACTGACCTATAATTGGGATCCGGAAACCTATGGCGAGGGACGCAATTTCGGCCATCTGGCCTATCGGGTGGCTGACATCTATGCACTGTGCCAAAAACTCATGGACATGGGAGTCACAATCAATCGCCCGCCGCGTGACGGGCATATGGCATTCGTACGGTCTCCGGACAACATTTCGTTCGAACTGTTGCAAGAAGGTGACGCTTTGCCGTCTCAGGAGCCATGGGCTTCAATGCCGAATACCGGCCATTGGTAAAGCATTGTTCCGACAACACCACACCGACTATTCGACATCCACCAAACGGAGAATTCGGCCCTCTCCGTTTGGGTTTTCTTCAATTCTCAGCCCCCAAAATAAAAAAAAACTCCCGAAGGGATTATGAGGGTTGCTACCCCCAAGAATCCTCTCTATAAGCCACTTCCGAAGCGCCCTTCGTCTAGCGGTCTAGGACGCCGCCCTTTCACGGCGGAAACACGGGTTCGAGTCCCGTAGGGCGTGCCACCTTTCTTGGGTGGCACGCATTCCAAAGTGTTAGAGCAATTCTCATTTTTATATATTTTGAGCCACTTAATAGTGGTCTCCGCCCGTTGCTTGCATCGGGCGATTTTACTGTGTTTTGTTAATACGGTGCCATTTTTGGGTATCACAATGTTGTTACCGGATAGCGGTTTGCGAATATTTCCTGACACCTTAATGTGCTGCTTGCTGGTTCAGCTTGGTAAGACCGAAGGGGATGGTCCATGGATTTGACTTGGATTTTTGACGGTTTGGATAAGCCGAACAAGACCAGGATTGGTCTGGCAAAAGCGCTTGGGCGCGACGTCTCTGTGGTCAGCAAAATCTTGTCTGGGAAACGTCGCCTCACCGTTCAGGATGAACTGATCATCCGATCTTACCTCGAGATGCCTTATGCGGGCAGCAATGGCGGGAGCGGCATCTCCTCGAAAGTCGTTTACAATGTTGCGTTTCATATCATGGAGAACAAGCAGGTTCGGGAAAGCGGACCTAAAGAGTTTGCTGATCTGTTCGTGGAACTATGTCACTATCTGCAAGATGAGGAAAACGCGCCCATTGATACGATCGTATCTTTTGAGGAGTTATGCCCAAAAGTTGGTGACGGCGTGATCAGGCGGCGTTTTGAAGTTGCTTGATCCCGTCCTTGAAAGCAATCCCCTGGATCACTTCGGGCAGACGGTTTGGCCCTGAGATTTTCCGCCACT